AGTCGATGAGGGTGCCTAGCTCAGCGTTCGATGGGCTCGCGCTATCGAATACACGATTGACCACTGGGTGGTTCGTACTATCCTTCTTGATGCGCTTGATTGCATCTGCTCGGCTGTCGCCTTCCTTCAGGAAGTTCCACGCCCAGCTTTGAACGAATGCCACAGCACGGGCATGATCCGCTGAGCTCTCGTCTTTCTCGGCAAGGAATTGCTTGAAGGTGAGCATCACTTCTTCTTGGCAGCAGCTTCTTCGTCGGCCGCAACCATTGCGTCTAGCTTGCCGGCAACTGACTTGCGGCAGGCAGCGTCGCAGCCCTTGAGGAACTTCAGCACGGCTGCCTTGTCAACCACTGGCTCATCGCCCTTGGCCTTCATGCCCTTAGGTGCACCCTTCTTGTCGCCAGCCGACTTACCGCCTTCTGGTTCCATTGAGGTGTCCATGTCCATGTCCATGTCCATGTCGGCGTCCATGTCATCCATGGCGGCCTTCTTCTTCTTGCCTTCGGCAAGCATCTGCAGCATTGGGAACTTCATGGTCACTTCTTTCCTTTGGTGATGGCTTCGAGCAGAGCCGAGATTTCCTTGCGGAAGTAGGCTTGAGCCTTCTTGTCGTGAACGACGGCCTCAGCCAGCGTCATGACCTTCTTGGAGCCCATTGCTTCCTGAACGACGTTCGGGTAGGCTTCTGGTGCGGATGGTTGCGAAACGATGTCGACAGTCACGAAGGCAAAGTCGGACACGCCGCCACCTTCGTTCACGTTGCCAGTGCCGCGCGAGGAGACGCCGAGGCGGACGCCACCTTCAATGAGACCCTTGGCGATGTTGCCGGCTGGGGTGTTCAGCAGCTTCATCTTGCCAACGGCGTTGTTGCCGTCCATCGAGCACTCGGTGATGCAGTGAGAAACGTTGGCCAGATTGATGGTCAGCGTGTCTGGGTGGTTCAGTTCACCGAGGATGTAGTGGCCGCTCTTGATGCGTTCCTTGGCTGACTCAACGGCCTTGGCGATCTCGGCGAGCGGGTAGACGCGGCCATTGCCGTTCTTCAGCTCTGCCTGCATCATGATGCCCTTGAGGAAGAGGTCAGACCCCTTCCGCATCTCGGAGAGCGGGCTGGTAAAGATGTCTTCTTGCAGAAGCTTCATTGCGGTGTCCTTAGGCGGCTGCCTTGACGATCGAAGCGGCGATGACCTTCAGACCTGCGATGGTCGTGGTGGCATCGAGAGTTGCGACGATGGCTTCGACAAGAGCGTCGTGTTCAGCGGCTTCAGCTTCCTTCATCGACTTGTCGCCACCCTTACGAACCGTCAGGTTCTTTGGCGCGGCACCACGCGGGTCGGCGCCAGCAGCGTGCTTAACGCCCATTGGGTCCTTGCCAGCTGGCTTGACAGTCAGATTGGACGGAGCTGCATTGCGAGGATCAGCGCCTGCGGCGTGTTTGACGGACATCGGGTCCTTGCCAGCTGGCTTGACAGTCAGGTTGGTTGGGGCCTTGCGTTCATCAGCCGATTCGTTGAGGCCTGCGAGGGCGCGAAGACGTGCGAGTTCCATATTGGGTCTCCTAGTAGTAGGTCAGCGTATTTACGTTACGGGCCGGCCGGCGGTGTATTTCCGGGTGCCGGTGGGGCGCCGCCTGGTGCTTCTGCTCCCGGCTGAGGGGTTCCTGGGCCGCCAAGCTCAGGACCGCCTGGTCCTGCTGGTGCTCCGCCACCAAAGAAGCCGCCGATGTCCTCCTCACCGCCGAGACCACCGGCGAGAGCATCACCTGGGAGACCCGTACCATTCGGGTTCTCCACGGTAAGCTGTTCACGGTTCTCGTAAACGGATGGGTCGTACAGCTGCTGCATCGATGGGATGTTGGTGTTCTCGAGGATGCCGCGCTCTTCCTTGAGCATGACTTCATTCATTTGAATCTCGTCATCTGACAGGCCGAGGTAGCGCTTAAGGATGAAGCGCTTCGACAGGTACTTGGTCTGCTCGATGTTGTTGAACGAGCTGATCAGGTCGGCGTCAAGAGCTGCTTGACGATACAGGGCGAAGTTGGCCGGATCTGGCAGGCGGATGTTGAAGATCTCGTCGTCGATCTTCAGACCGCAGACCTTCATGTAGATCTTGAACTCTTCGTCGAGGACGCCATTGATCCGTTCCTGCAGACGCATGATGAACTTCGCGAAGCGGAGTTCCTCAATGTAGGCGATACCGACCTTGCCGTCGTTGTACTGCGCGCCCTGACCATCCGCACCACCCATATAGGAGGTCGGGATACGCAGGCCGCGGAAGACCTTGTCTTGGAAGTACTTGAGGAGGTTGGTGCCGAAGTCCTCGGTACCGCCAGGCAGAGTCTCAACACGAGAGCCGCGGCCGTTGGCGGTGACAGGGAAGAACATGTCCTCTTGAATGGAGGTCGGGTCGTACTGACCGTCGACGACATCCTTCTGACCGTTGTTCGACATACCGGGAACCCGCTTCTGACGGATCTCGTTCTTGACCTGCTCGAGGTACGTCTTCACGCGCTGCGCTGGCATGTTGCCGACGTCGACGTAGAACACTCGGCGCTCAGGTGCACGCACGATACGGTAGATGATCACGGCGTCTTCGATCATGCTGAGCTGACGGTAGACGCGGAAGATCGGACGGAGCACCGATGCACCGAACGGAGCTGAGTCGCCCATTTCGTCAGACAGCGTGATGTGAACCATGGCGGCGGCAGGAATGACTTCCATCTCTTCGTTGCGGCCGATGGATTGGTTAGCGCCCAGACCGAAGCCGCCTTGACCGGCGGTTGCGCCTGCCTTGCCTGGCTTCTTGAGGTAGTAGTTCAGCTTGTTGCCGTGCTGGTCGATCTCGATGCCGTAGACCAGCAGCGGGTCGATCCACACCCACTTCTTGGTGTCGGAGATCTTCTTGAAGAAGCAGTCACCGTACTTAATGAGGTAGCGCGCGATGGAGAACAGGCGGTGGTTCAGATCCTGGATCTCGGTCCACTGACGAACGGCCTGACGAAGCGTGATGGTCGTCGTGTCGCTGATGTCTTGGTTGTCTTCCTTCTGGTACTCGATCAGGAACGGCAGCTTGGTCTTCTCATCCTTGCCGGACATTTCCTCGGCGATGATGTCCATCGAGCGGGCGATGTCGATGTCGGCGTCCATGGCATCGTACTGCTTGTACGATGCCATGCGGCTGCCAGGACCGCGCATGACTTGGGAATACCACGTGACCGCAGTCATCGACGACATGTCGGTGGTGCGCGGATCGAACGCGTCGGTGGAGATCGTCGTGTACAACTGCTTGCGAGAAGCCGGTGTAATGATCTTCCAGTAATTACTGAACTGACTCATTGAGGTCCCTGTTAGGCGCCGATGGCGTACATCGCATTGGTCATGTCAGCCGTCGATGGGAGAGTAGAACGTGCGAGCTGGATTGCTGGCTCTGGTTCCTTCTTGCCTGTCATAACGGCGAGCTGTTGCTTTGCGATGTCAAGTTGTTGCTGAAGCACGGCCAGAACGGCTGACATGTTGTCGGCTTGTGTAGAAACCGTCTTCGCGTCATCCTTCTTCTTGTCTTCAACCTGCGTCTTATTTACTTCGGGCGGGGTGACACTTGCGCGATCCGTCTGTCCTGGTGTTGCTACCTGTGCTGGCGTCTGACCTGCCGGCATGCCGGCCTGAGCCGATGCGATGGTGCTCTGCGCAGCTGCCACGAGGCTGTCCATGCCGTTGACGGTCTTGCTGGTGGCGGTAACGACACGGCTGGCCTGGGCGTCGGCCTTGTCAGCCAGCGTCTTCTCGGCTTCAAGCTGCTTGGCACCGACTGACTGGAGGGTTGCGCCCTCAGTGTTCCACATTTGCTCACGGGCTTCAGACGACTTGGCCAAGCTGGCGTCAAGGCTGTCAGCGTTGTCGCGCAGGCTCTTGACGAATGGCGCCTTGATGCCGAAGATGCCGGTGATGGACTCGATGATGTTGGCGAGAGTCTTCAGCAGAATAGAGCCGATCATCTTCCAGCCATCCACGATGCCACCCGTGATGTAGTCAAAGAACTTGGTGGTGTTGACCTTGAAGTTGATGCCCAGCCCCTCGAACAGCCAGTTGGCGGCATCATCAAAGAGACGGGTAACGGAGGTGAAGATGCCATTGAAACCGGCAATCACAGCGCCAAGGATTCGACCGAAGATGCCGTCACCCAGATCCAGGGCCTTGGTCATCTCACCAGTGAAGAGCTCCTCGACCGCACCGAAGATGAAGCCGAGCTCGGGACCAAAGACCGCCTTGAACATCGAGCCAGCACCCTTGACAATTCCTGCGACGCCTTCGAAGCCGCCGAGCAGGGTCTTGCCAGCACCCTTTAGAAGGGCTCCGCCCTCCTGAACGATTAGCTCGGTAGCCGTCATGCCCTCCTTGCCGGCTGCTGCACCATCCTTGAGAATGGAGGTAAACCAGCCGGCGTATTCGCTCGCGCTGGAAACAATGGAGCTGCCGCTAGACGCGATGCCCTTACCTACGGACATGAAGGCCGATGGCACCGACTTGACGCCCCTGACAATGGAGCCCACGCCCTTGCCAACACCACGACCGATACCTTCAAGCGAACCGATGTCCTTCGTGGCAAAGTCGCGCATCATCTGCAACGGGTTCTTCATGTTGCTGACCATGTTGGTCAGGATGTCGCCGATGCCTGAGGCTGCTGATTTGCCTTCTGACAGCGCTGCCTTCGTGACAGTACCGCCCTTGGTTGCAGCCATTGCGGCGCCCTTGGCCTTGCCGCCACCGAGAACTGCAGCGAGACCCTTCTGGGCGATGATGCCGGCTGCAAATGAACCAAAGATTTTGCCTACCTCGACGAGCCCCTTCCACAACGGGTTCTTGAAGATGCCCTCAACGGCCGAGGCAAAGATACCTACCGACTTGCCGAACTCTCCAGTGGCCGTGCCGAAGTCCTTGTTCTTGACAGGACCCGAGTCGGTCGTCAGCTTGGCCTGACCAGCGGCATCAAGAATACGCGTGAGGTGGCCTGGTGCATTGGCCTTCACCTGCTCAGCAATGTTCTGCGTCTGGATGTTATCGCTGTTCTCCATGGCCTCGAGGCCTTGCTTGTAGAGACCAGCGAGTTCAGTGAAGCGCTTTGCTTCCTCAGGGTTCAGGTTCTTCTTGCCTGACAGCCGTGCGAGTTCCTCGGCCTGATCAGAGCCCATGCCCATGATGGCACCGCCCTGACGGATGGAACCCATTGCCCTGAATCGTTCAGGCGCGGTGGACTGGCGTTGAGCAAGGATGGCGTCTGACAGCTTCTGTGATTGCTGGGAGGTGAGGCCCATCTTCTCGCCCATCGTGCGGATCTGCAGTAGCTCGTTCATGCGAGCTTGGCGTTCCTGCGGTGCGAGGCCGAGCAGGTTGTTCTGAACCGTTTCGTTCTCAGCCAGCGACTTCACCAGCTGGTCAAAGCCCGATGCGGTCAGCATTGTGGTCTTGCGCAGCTCCTTGAACGTTTCGATCTGCTGCGTCATCACGCCACCGAGCTGCTCTTGTGGAACACCCAGCGTGGTGGCAGACGACTGCATCGTGGCAGTAAGGTTACGAGCAGCAGCGCCAAAGACGCCAAGGCCGGCTAGATTGTTAGACGTTGACTCAAGCCGCTCGTTGAATTCCTTGAAGCTACCAGCACGAGCAACGACCGCTGAGTTCTCTTCGAGCAGCTTCGTGTACTCATCGAGCGACATGCCTGCCTTGCCAGCGGCCAAGTAGAAGTCAAAGAGATTTTCCTGTGCTGAGATTCCACGGCGCTGCAGCTTGAAAACGTCGTTGAAAACGTCAATGACTGGACCTTCGATCAGGTGCTTGAGGTGGCTGTACGCACCGACCAGACCGACGGAGCCGGCAACCAGCTTGCCGAATACGCCGCCGACCTGGGTTGCCTGGGATCCGAGATCCTCCAGACCGCCCGCCGTCTTCTTGCTCTCAACTCCCGTGGCGTCTACGCCGCGAACACCTCGAACACCGGCCTTTCCCTTTGGGCCGCCTGCACCGGCAACCATCTTGCCGAAGCTGCCCGTGACCATCTTGATGGAGCGGTCGAGCTTGCTGAAGCGGTTTGCGAGCGCCTCGGCGCGGTCACCCAGCTTGTCCATCGCCTTTGCGGTGGCCTTGACAGGATCCTTGTTGTTCTGACCTGGCATGCCGGTCTTGCGACCGTTGTAGGGCGTTCCCGCGTGCATCGTGGAACTACCATTGCGCAGCGACGCCTCCATGCTCTTGAGGAGCTTGAGACTTTCACCTACGAGTTCGACTTGATCAGCCATCCTGCTGTGTCCCGGCGAGCCTTTCGGCTGCTACGTAAATACGATCAGCTATTTACGCTCGGAGACCACAGATGGAAACCACTACCCAGAACCCGCTGCTTGCAAAGCTCAAGCTACCAGGTCGAACCTTTCAGCTCCCGTCACGCGGAGTCTTTTACAAGAACGACGAACTGGCAAACGCCGAGGGCGAGGTGCACGTCCACCCGATGTCGGCTCTGACCGAGATCAACCTGAAGAACCCTGACCTCCTGTTCAACGGCAAGGCGCTTGAGGAAGTCGTGGCAGAGTGCGTGCCTGACATCAAGAAGCCGCTTGACCTGTTCGGTCGCGACATCGACGCCCTGATGTTCTTTCTGCGGCTGGTCACCTACGGACCGCACTTCGAGGTGAATGTTAAGCACACCTGCGAGGGGGCGAAAAGCCACTCCTACGTGGTGAACATTGAAGAGATGGTGATGGCCATGAAGCCGCTGGATCCGACCCTGTCGACCACCTTCAAGGTGACGCTGTCGAATGGTCAGGTGGTGAAGCTTCGGCCTGTCACGTTCCGTCACATGATCAAGCTCTTCCAGATGAACACTGGAAAGCAGGAGCTGACGCCTGACGAGGTGAAGGCCAACATCGTCTTTAACCTGGTCAACCTGATCGAGAGTGTGGATGACCTGACGGACAAGGCCATGATCGAGGGCTGGATCCGCGCCATCCCGACGCCGATGACTTCACGCATCACCGAGGTGATCGAGAAGATGAACGACTGGGGTCCAGCACAGACGACCACGCTGAAGTGCAAGGACTGCAGCGAGGACATGAACGTAGAGCTGCCCCTCAATCCAGTCTCTTTTTTCACCGAATGATCACAAGCGGAGAGACGAGCAGGATCTCCGAGATGATCAATTCGATGGCCTTTGACGTTCGTATCCTGCTCAAGACCTGTATCGAGATTGCCTACTTTTCCCGAGCTTCCATTCCCTACGACACAGTGCTGCGCATGTCGCCGCTTGAGCGAGACCTGGCGGTTGAGCTCATCAACAAGCGGTTGGAGATTGCCGGTAAATCGCCGTTCCCGGTCTACTGATGTAGGGCGGTGATGGCAAGTCTGTTCAGCTGAGGGACTATCGGCTTCGTGCGATCGAATTCCATCTCGATGGTGGTCAGACCATTCGAGATGCTGGCGAGCGAGGGCTCAAACTCGCCCCACATGTTGGTGCGAAAGAACACTCGCAGCTGACCCGATCCTGGCATGGAGTACGTGTGGAAGAACAATCCATCACGCGTGACTGCGCCATGGCCGTTGGTGCGGGTGCCGCCAAGTCTCATGACGACGTGTTCTTGGAGTTGGTTCGCGTTCATTTGCGGGCGCTATCTAGCAACTAATGCTATATCTCTCGCGCGGAGTTAGGTGAAGGCGTAGTCGAGCGATCGCTTGAGCAGGTACTTTCACAACGCATCCACAGTTAGGATTGCCACAATCAACTCGCGCTTGAACTGTTCAAGGGTCATGTGTCGTATTGAAAAGTTGGTATGAATGGTTATGAACTCGCCCTTGGGTTCGGCTAGCTCGCAGCGCGCCATCTCCCAGTTGAACGTCATGGCATTGATCACGCCTATGATCTCAATCTGCAGGCGCTTACCAGCCCGTTCAAAGCTGAACACCTTGTCACCCATCTTAATGTCGACGTTGTCGACGTTGTCGACGTTGTCGACGTTGTCGATCAGCTCAAGGATGACGTAATTGGCTTCTTCAAGGCTAATGTTCATTCGAATTCATACGTGATCATAGCCTTCACGATCCAAGCCCGTAGCTCTTCTAGTGTCAGGCGATCCTGCTCAATCTCACCGACGAATGAGTACTTGAAACTGGCTGAGCCCTTGATGTCCTCGCTTGCGGGGCCGCCCACCATGTCTGCATGCTCAAACATCCGCACCTTTGAAAGGTGCTGCTCATACGTGCTACGGTTGGTTTCAAACGACGCGTCAAGTGTGTAGATTCGATCGCCATTCATTAAGCGCCACTCTTGTCGCCCCTGGTTGTACTTGGCGCCAAAGGTCTTCTTGATGAAGAGGTTGAACTCAATGCGATTCATGTCGTCACCTTCAAGCCGATCGTGTCGATGATCTTCTGCAGATCGACCGTGTACTGCGGCGGGATGCCGTCGATGCCGTCATGCACCATGATTCCGTGGTGCTCCACCATCTCCCAGATGGCGTAGCGCGCCTCACGTTCCCACTCGAAGTAGGAGCTGAAGACCTTCTTCTGGTTGGCCCGCGTTGGGTTCAAACCGAGCAAGGTGTTGCACACCGCCTTCTTGGCGCCTGAGTACTGCCGCGAGATCTTCTGCAGCCGCTTGCCGATGCGGTCCAGGTTTTCAAGCGACACGTCGTTGGTGGCGGCGATCACCACCTCAGCCGTAACCGAGAAGGCACGCCCACCTGCCAGAATTCCTGATGAGATGCGGCTACCGTTCGCCAGCGACATGCAGATCTTCTTGACGATGGAGGCACCCCCGTCATCGCATGGAATTCCGAGGACGTCGCATAGCCCATACCTCCACCGTACCTTGTCGTCTACCGCGTCCTGCAGGTCGGGGAAGAGCATGGTCATCTGCTCACGGCTGTAGGTCTTGCGCAGGTGGTTGACAAGGAACTGGGTGTAGGCGTTCTCGATGTCGATGCCACCACCGAAGAGGGCTTCTCGAAGCCAGCTCGGCCACGTTTCAACTGAGGCGATCGGCCACACCGATGTGTCACGTTGCTGTAGCTTTCCAGCCGGTTGGAAATGGAAGTTCACTTCCTTCTGGTGCAGGAGCCAGTCTACTGCCGCCCGAAGGTCAGCCCGGTTTTCCTCAGCCAGTCGCGCGTGAATGTGCGCTGCGTTCTGCTGCTGGATGTAGACCTTCGAGATGACACCGCCGTCTGGCCGTTCAGGCACGACGTAGGTCAGGTGGCGCATCACGCTCTTGCCGAGGTGGAGGGCCTGCGGTTCATGGTCATCCAACCGCTTTGGAATGAGGGTGCTGATCTCATGGCCGCCATCGCCAAAGTTGAAGCCAGTTGACTTCACGTCGAAGAAGTGGTCGAGCACCACGCGGTAGTCATGGACCCAATCGCGCAGCGACATCAACCGAAACGGCACCTCGCAGAAGCCGCGTGGCTTCTTGGAGATGGCACAGTGGGCGATGGCCGTGGCATGGAGCTGCGCCATGTAGAGGATCAGGTCCTGCCGATCCTGCATCTTGGAGCGGTGAAGGCGCTGCTTGTCGGGGTAGAAGTGCCCGACATGGAGTGGATCAGAAGGGTGAAGGTCGCGGGTGGTCCGGACCTTGTAGATTGTGGTCACTTGCCACGCTTCAACTGCTTGTAGATGCCCTTGACCGAGTCCTTGCGAACGAAGAGCTGGTACTTCGGTACCTGTAGGGCGCGAGCTTCCTCAGCCGCCTTGTCAGCTTCGCGAGCGGCTACTGGATTGGACATCACCGACGATGGGGACATGATGCGCGGTGTGTTGTTCTTCACAACGTAGCCGTCCTTCGGAATGTTCTTGCCCGCTTCAGTGAGGGTCACGCCCAAACCAAGAGCCGCCTTGCGCAGTCGCTTCGCTTGCTTGCCGTTCATGTCAGTAGATTCCAGAGTACCGGGGATTCAGGTTCGTGTCAGCCCACTCGGGAATGTAACCGAGGTTCTGACGGTAGAACAGAACTTCCCATGAGCTTGCAGAAGCCGTACCCAGCTTGGAGAGTTTCGGGCGGACGATGGCGAACTTCACCTCATCCAGGTTCCGTAGTCCCTTCACCAGGATCGGCACGTCGATTCCAATGATCTGAACCATTGTATCACCCTGGCCGGAATTGTGTAGAGCAAATGCAGGAACAGGAAGCTGGATGGAGTGCACGACCGACGGGTGCGGGGTCGGCAAGGCGCGGTTACCTTTCGTTTGTTCGCAGAACCTGACAAGGGAGTTGATGAACGCCATGTACGTGAAGTCGTTGACCCGTCCCTGTGGGATGAGTTGTTTCAACGATTCCTTTGTTGGTGGCGTGTAGTGCGTGTTGCTGCGTTGACGTGCATTGTAAGGGCCGAGAAACTCGGCTGCCTTTTCATGCAGCTTGTAGTGTTGAGCAACGACAGGAACGAGGTCTGAAAAGCCCGGTTCAGTAGCGGGGCGGGAGGCGTCAAGCCGCACGCTCCACCGAGGGAGAGTAGATTCCATAGATGTAGGAGGTTAGGTTTTTGGTTTATCAAGCTCGCTGAGCTTCAATGTACCGTCACCATACACCATCACTTCAACGAATTGGTTATCTTCTAGAACATGCACCCGCGGTTGGGCGTCACCGGGATTGGCGACAATGACTTCTAGATTGTGACCGCTGGGCTTTTTGCAGATTACAACGTGTGTGCTCATATCAATTTTCAAGTGCTGATTGTAGAATACCAAAAATCTGGAATCTTGAGCAGATCGTCAAGATAGTAGATGTCAAGAGCACGTGCCTTGCGGTCGTCCTTCTTGTAGGAGAGCAGGCTGAAGCACGGATCCGGCATTGGGACGCCTGCGGGGTCTTGGCCATACACATCGATGGCAGCG